TAATAACTGCTGATTGGATTGACATGACAGGCTTGAAATCGTGGACTGACCCTGATGTTCCGGATGGGCCTCATTTTCAAACTATATTAAGTACTCAAATTCAGGCCGGAAATCTTAAACTTACATCTGCTACAGTAAAAGATGGAGAATGGTATTCTGAAAGTGGCGTGATTATAGATGCTACAACTGGAGTTAGTATTTATGGCGGCCATATAGGCTACAGAACATTTGCTACTATAGGAGCATATAACACTTGGAAGTCTTTAGGCAATCAAGATAGTTTAGTAGGAGTTCAATGCTATATAGGGACTGACGGCAAAATATCAGCTGGTGCAGGTACTGTATATTTAGATTCTACAGGGCTTACAATTGATACTTCTACTTATACTTCTAATTTTAAGCTTACATGGAATTGGATTACCACAAATATATATTTTGATGGAACAGATGTAATTTTTCCCTCAGAAATAAGATGTGCAAGTCTTATGCCTTTATATGGATATGATTCAATAGGAAGCTATGGAGACATATGGGGTTCTGGATATTTCTCTTCATTATATGGAGCTTATTTAACTGTTAATGTTAGTTGTAATCCAGATAGCCCGGGTGGAGCAAATCTAGGCTCTTCTTCTTATTATTGGGGAACAAGCTATATAGATAATGGAAGATTTGTTACATCATGCAGTCCTACAGATAACTACGGTGCTGATTTAGGCAATTCATATACAATTTGGAATAATCTATATTGTAGTAATATAGTAACTTATACTGTTTGTAGACCAGATTCAGATGGTGGTGCTGATTTAGGGTCTTATATGTACTGGTGGTTTTACGGATATATTTCAAGATTATGGGTTGATACATATATTTACCCTTATACGAACTGGGGAGTTAGCCTCGGGTCTTCAATTTATAGATGGAAAAAGATGTATGGCAACCCTGTGTTAGCTGGTGCTTATGTTGCTCCTGCAGAACCCGGTGAACTTTTATATGACGGTGATTTGGGCACCGCTACATTAAAAGTATATTCTGGTGGAGCATTTAGAAGTAATACTTAAGGAAGAACTATGATAAAATTAGAAAATATAGTAAGCAAAGGATTTAATAGACAAACAGGAAAGCAAGAAACTGAATCTATGATAGAATATGTATGTGATAAATGTAGGCATTTAGTAGAAATTCAAGATAAATATTGCTGGAAATGTGGAGATACTCTTGTTCCTATAACTGACACTGAATGCTATGTCTTTAACGAAAAAGTAAGTAAAGAAGATTTTTTAATGTTAAAGAAAGCTGAAGTTTCTACTTTGTCTTCAAAAGTATCTAAGATAAAAGAAGAAACAAAGAAGTCCGAGGAGGCAAATGATGTGTAAAGAATGGATTATGAACCTATTTAAAAAGAAAGAAGACGAAAAAGAATTATGTCTTACTCATCCTGAAGAAAATAAAAATGATTCTCAAACTGTAGAAAACACAAATGTTAATTTCTTTTTATTAAAATGGCTAGAAAGTTACAAGGTTCCCAGAGAATATTATGATATATGGATTAATCAGATAAAGATTACAATATACGATAAATGGCCTCCAGAAGTACTTGCATTGGGTATACATCCTGGAACTCCTGCTTATGCTACTTCTGAAGGTAATAATAGGATTTTATGCTGCTTAGCTCCTTGGTTTAATCCTGGGGTAATAGCTCATGAGCAAGCTCATAACTGCTACTTTTTTCTTACTGAACAAGAAAAGGCTAATTTTGCAATAGATTATTTAAAAGTTAAGAATGATAGACTTATACAATATCTATATTCTCAGAATAGCTATGGCTTATCAAGTGATATAGAAGCTCATGCAGAATTGTATAGATACTTGGCAGAAAGAATGCCGGACTCGTTAAAGAAATATTATCCTAAATTATTGGAGACGTAGAATGCAAACTGAATGCGAGCATTGTGGAGAAGTCCTAAAGATTCCGTATAAGGTGAACAAAAAAAGAAGCCTTATTAGCTCTCCTAAACCTTTCAAAATTGCAATATGCAAGTCATGTGGCAAGAAGAATTTCATACGCCTATAAAAGACCTAAACTTTAGCTAGTATAATAGGCATTATGAATGCTTTTACGTTAAGAGAATACTGGTTATCAAAGTATGAAGACAAGTTCCAAGAGGAATACAAACCTACAAAAAAAGAAATAGAGCCTTTTCTTTTAAGACGATTAGTAAAAAACTACGGCCCCTATCTTACTTTAGAAGCGATGGATAAGTTTTTTAGTATGGCAAAGAAGGAAAGGGCTTCTATTTTATTGTTTGCTTCTAGTAAGTTCTTTGAAAGTTATTTTAAAGAATTGATAAAAGAAAAAGATATAATAGAGTATAAAAGAATGATTTCATGGTATAGTATAGTAAATCAGGATAGGATAAAAATGCTAATACAGAGATACAGAGATTATCTTTATGCTATATCATTAAGCCAGGAAGATATTGAAGAAATGGAGGCTATTTTAGAAGAACTAAAAAGTATTCCAATTAAGAAATAGAACGGAGAAAAGAAATGCAACAGGACTTGGAGCAAAGGCTTCTATCAGTGGTAAAAGATGAAAAAGTTTTTAGTGATGTTTTAGCCAGAGGAATAACTACAGAGGATTTCATAGTACATTCAGAAGAGTTTGGCTTTATTCAGCAGTACTTTACAAAATATAATTCAGTTCCTTCAACAGCAGTATTAGAATCAACTTATCCTGGGTTTAAGCATATTGATGATGTTAAAGAGCACGAAATAAAGTTTCTTTGTGACGAATTGATAAAGTCTACGACAAAGAGAAAAGCAATATCATATATAAATTCTACTGCAGACCTTCTTGGTGTTGATACATATGGAGCTATTGATTCTTTAATCCATAAATTATCAAATATAAGAAAACCTGCTGTACATTCAAGAAGTTTTGCTGATGGTGATGCTTTAAAAAGATATGACTTTGCTTTGAAAAACAGAGAGAAGATATCGAAAGGCATTTCTACAGGGATAAAGACAGGTATTGGCCTATTTGATGATAAATACATAGGTTGGCAACCTGGCAACTTAGTAGGCATAGTAGGAAGACTTGGTGTAGGTAAAAGTACAGTAGCACAGTATTTAGGGTGTCAGGCATATAAATCAGGAAAACGTGTATTGTTCATATCGCCAGAAATGTCTTGTGACGAGGTTAATCTTAAGTTTGACACCTTTATGGGCAAAATGAGTGGGTATTCCTTCTTAAATGATAAGCTCCAAATAGGAGAAATAAATCTTAAAGAATATAAAAAATGGCTCGAAGAAGTATCCGTCAGAAAAGATTGGCTTACATTAGATAGTGCAAATGGCAAGAAATTTAGTGTAGGCAATATCAACGGATTCATTACAGAATATTCTCCAGACCTAGTTATCGTTGATGGTGTTGCTCTTCTAGAAGGAGCAGGTGAACAAAGTTGGGTAAAAATGATGGATGTAAGCTATGGGCTTAAATCAATAGCCCAAAATAATAAAGTTGTTATTATTGCAACATCGCAGGCTAATCGTACTGTTGGAGATGAAATGCCTAGGCCTGACCAAGTTTCTTTTGGCGATGCTTTTATGCAAGCTTGTGATTGTGGCATATTCATTCAGCAAAATATTACTAAGCCTCTTATAAGATACGTAACAATACCAAAAAGAAGAACAGGAAAACCTATAAATACTCCCCTGGAAATAAAGTTTGACATAAACTCTGGTTCTATCTCCATGTAGAATAAGTGGCCATGGAAATAGATATATAACAAGAAAAGATAAAGTTTGATATCAATCAAGGACTTATATCAATGTAGAAAGGAATAGAAAATGAAAGAAGTGTCTGGAAATATTTGGGGTTACTATAACGATGATGAATGGATTATATTGCCTACAAATGGGACTGTGGATGGAGAAGGTAATGCATATGTCTGGGACATTAGTGCTACAGCTCAAGCTGGATTAATCTTTGAAGAATTTGTTTCTGACTTAGGAGCTAAAATAAAGAGCAAGGGTAATGTCCCTATATGTCTGGAAAAATATAAAATAATTACAATTCCAGTCAAGTCTAGCAAGGACGACAAATCAAGCTTGGATTTGATAAAAAAGCATTTACAAGAGGTTATTAAAATAGTGGATAAGCAGAAGCTTGAAAATGTATATATAAGTCTACCAGGATGCAATGCAAAGACTAAAAATGAAATACATTATAGAAAGGAGCTTAAACCTGCGATAAAGGATATTCTTGACGATAGGTTTAATATAATTGTCGAATGAGAAAATATACTTATGCAGCTAATGGCTACAACAAAACAGCATCCATAATAATAGAAGAAGGCAAATGGTGGTATTTTGCTCTTAACACAATTGTAGAGAGTATTTGTGCATGTATTCCGCATATACTTTTCCCTAAAATTAAATTGGAGCTTAAAGACCAAGATTCTATTGACTTTAACAATGGAAATAAATATACTACTTATCAAGAATGGTATGGGTCATCAGATAATTGGTTTTGCTTAAAAGTACATAATAATGTTTTAAATTATTGCTCAAAAAATATAGATACCTTAATGATTAAAGTTGAGTATAATGAACTCAAGAAATTTTTAGAAAAATATGATAAAAGTTATTGGGAAAGGCTTTCAAAAGACGAGTTAGACTTTTTAAATCAAAAAGAAGATTAATATATAATATATATATAATATAAATAAAAGGATTAGTATGATATATAATAATTATAAAACTAATAAAGATAAAAAAGAATTAATTAATAAAATAGAAGAACTTGGAATAGAAATTGTTAACATCTCAGGAAATGAAGTAAGTTGTAAATGCCCTCATCCTGAACATCAAGATACAAATCCTAGTTTTTTCTTTAATTTAGAAACAGAAAAATTCCATTGCTTTGCTGGATGTATGAAAGGCAAAGGTATTCACCAACTTACTTATAAGATTACTGGTGTTAGTTTATCAGGCAATAAAGTTGTAGAGAATACCTTTAGGAAGATAGAGCATAATCAACAACAGGCTCTTAAAATCATCCCAACCATTCCATCACTACCCTTAGCTTTAGGGAACGTTGGAGAAACGTACCTGACTTCTCGGGGGGTTACTCTTGATACAATTAAGGAATGGAATCTTCAATATTGGCATGAAGAGAATGCTATTGTCATTCCTTTAGACGATAAAGGCTACGTTCTTAGATTTTTAGCAAAGGATGCCCCAAAGAAATATAAGTATGTTTCTGGAACTAAGATATCAGAGACCCTATTTGGCATTACTAAATTGCCTAAGAATCTAACTAGTATAATCTTAACAGAAGGTAGCCTCGATTGTATTCATTTACATCAGATAGGATTTCCAAATTCATTGGCTTTACTACATGCAGATATTACTCAAAAGCAAATAAAACTATTAGGAGGAGTAGCAGACTATGTTTACCTGATGTTGGATGGAGATAAGGCGGGTAGAGTTGCTGCTGAGAAGATAAAATCTATATTAGGAAATAGATTTATAAGAAAAATATGTAATCTTCCTGACGGCAAAGACCCAGATGACTTATCCAAAGAAGAAGTAGAAAAAATTTTAAAAGAAGCAAAATAAAAGGAGAAAAACAAAAAATGTCTATTAAGGGATTAAAGAAAATTCAAGAAAAATCAGCAGAAAATGAGTATTTATCGGACCAAAATAGGGTTAAGCTACTCTTCATTGGTGATGGTGATGCAGCTATTATCAGATTTATCAATGATGATGAAATGATTCAAACAAAAATTCATGAATATGAAGAAATTCAGCCTTCGGGCAAAAAATATAAGAAAGCTTATTGTTCTGAAAATCTAACCGGAGCTCCTTGTAAGTGGTGTGCTGCAGGTAATGTAGGAAAAAGCGTTTATGTTTTCTTATCTTATGTTTATTATATTTTACATAAGAATCAAAATCCTGAACTGAATAAGAATGCAGATGCTGCTAAATGGGAAGCTGCTACTATAAATAATCAGGTATTCTATAAAGAAGACGTTGGAGAAATTCGTCTTCTTCGTATGAAGTTCGGCAAGGACGGCTATCTTAAGAACAAAGTTCTTAATTTTGTTAATGAATATGGTACCTTATGTGATAGGGATTATAGATTCTCTAGAACTGGTTCTGATAAGAGAACTTTGTATGATTTTACGCCTAAAGACCCGAGCAAAGCATCAAAAGAAGTTGTTAAAGCTGCTAAGGAAGCTCTTCCAATTGAAGAGTTAATCTTAGGTAAGAGAAATGAAGCTGCGGTTGCGGATGAGAACGAATCTGAGGGTGATGGTAAAGCTTCTACTGGTGGAAAGACAGAGAAATTAGAGGATTTATTCTAATGTCAAAAGAAGAAAGAGAGATAAGAACAGGCGAGCTTTTCGATACAGCAAATGGCCCAATGTGGAGACATCATAATGTCTGGGTATCTCCATACGCTCAATCATATATTAAGGAAATTGCATTAGTTTTTAAAATTGATGAAAATCATGTAATTGGAATGATTGCTGACCAATTTGTCGGTGAAAAATGCCAGATGGAGCATAGATTAGAACATTTTAATACTGTGTCTCTTCCTAATATCCTAAAAAAAGGCAGCAAGGAATCTAGAGGTTAATATGGCTAAAGTAGAAGCTAAAGTAGGCCTTACGCTAAAAATTCGTAAAGATTCTCAATATGAGTTTATCCGCCCTGAAATTGGAATATCTGAAATTGATGCTGATGATGATGTTACTGCGCAACTTGATTTAGCAGAAAAAGCAGTAAGAGAAACATGGGATAAGGTTACAAATATAGCCAGTGAAGAAATTATGTCCCAGATGGGTGACTTAGACCAAGAATTGCAGCTTCAACTTAAAAAGAAGTTTTCAAAGATTGATGCTGCTATAGAAGATTTAAGAGCCCAGATTCTTAGCAAAGCTAAAAAATAGAAAGGTAATAGTTCAATGAGTATAGCTATCTTCGGGTCTGGTATATCTGGATTGTTAGCATTCTGGGCTTGCGAGCAAAGCGGTTTTTCTGTTAAAGATATATCAATGTTTTCTGATAAAATTGATAAACCTTTGGCTTTAGGGTTTCAATATCTACATTCGTCTTGCGGTATCGGGCTGAAGAGCTATACGCTTCTGGAGGAGATGCTACATAAGGAATATCCTATGGACGTCTCCTCCATTTTGTATTCTTTAAAGGTATATGGCAAAGAGGATGTTCCTAATAGCATAACAAAAATAGCAGGTCACTACAATAAAGTATCTCAGATTTACAATATGAATGAAGCTATTGATTTATTGTGGAAAAGATATAGTGGCCAGATAATCATCGATAAAGTTGATAGCATGGGGGAGCTTGTAGAAAAATCAAAGAAGTTTAAAATAGCATTCTCTTCTATACCTCTCAATTGCTTGCTTGCTCCAGATTATTTTGAATACTCTAAAACATTTGTTTCTACTTTTGATACAAATGAAATTAAAAATAAGGTATATTATGATGTGTCTCTCAATTCTCCCATAATAAGGCAAGGCTCTTTATTTGGCAAGTATTTTATTGAATCAGTAGAAGCTCCCAAAATTGGCAATGCCATACTAATGAAAAAAGTAGCATCTTGTACATTAGATTTACATATCCCAAATAATCTTTACTTAATAGGAAGATACGGAGCATGGGATAAATCTATACTTGCTCATAATGTATATGAAGATGTAAGGAGAGTGCTTAGTGAGTAAAAAACTATGGGATATACAATATAGATTTACTGAGAAAGCTTTAAAGGCAATGGATAAGCCATTGAAAGATTTTACAGAAGAGGATATCGTAAAATGGACTAAAGAGTATCTATTATATATCTCTAAAGAGGGTTTTGGAATTCTTGACGAATTAAATTGGAAAAAGCATTCAAAGGAGATAAAAAATCCTAATAAGACTAATATAAAAGTTGACCTTATTGATATGCAAAAATACTTATGGGGTTTAATGATTATAAACGGGATAAGCTACAATGATTTTGAAGAAACATTTAAAGACAAATCATACGAAGTAGAGAAGAAATGGGCACAAAATTTTGAATTAAAAGGTGTCAATGACAACAAGAAAAACTGCATTATAGATATAGATGGAGTATTGAACTATTACCCAGAATGCTTTTTTTCTTGGGTTGAAGCAAATTATAGCATAGATAAAGAATCTCTTCTTAGCAACAAGGTTGCATATGAAAAATATAAGGATTTATACAGGTCTAGCGGATTTAAGAGGTTCATAGCTCCAAGAATATCTTCAGTAGGCGCTTTAAGAGAGCTAAAAAGTTTAGGCTATTCAATAATATTAATGACTAACAGGCCTAATCTAGAGTATAAGAACATGTTTGTAGACACAGTGGGGTGGCTGGACGATAACAAAATTCCTTATGATTATCTATATTGGAGCAGAGGAAGCAAAATAGTTGATGTATTCAATAAAATAGAAAATGTAAAGTTCATTATAGATGATTCTCCAGAGATATGCACTGATTTTAGAAACATGGGAATCAAAGCTTATACATTCTCCGAAGCTGGAGATAAAACTTTAACTAATATTATAAGTAGTATATACGACATAGCAGAAATAAAGGAGAAAAAGTAATATGGACATTAGTAAGCTACGTGAAATTATGAAAACAAATCCTAAGGAGAAGACACCTTTAAAAACAAAGTATTATCCGGGCGTGAAAGGCGTCAATGTTGAATTATTCGACCACCCTGTTAACCCGTATAAACCTATTTTTAATATGGCTACTTCTACATGGGGTACTAAAACAAATAAGTGGCCTGATGCTACACCAGAAGCAAGATTTTGGGTGGTAAAAGCAGTGCTAGATTTTAGAAGTTTGCCAAATGCTATGGAATCAATATCTTTTACTTTTGGTGTAGAGGGTCCTTCAAGGTCCTCTTTTGACCAAGTGGCAAGAGCTAGAATAGGTGCTGTGGTTGGCTCTATGGGCTGGCGTGATAATGACCATAGCGATATAGGATTTAGAGTACCTCAAGAAGTATATGAGAATCCTGAAGCTTTTAGTAGGTTCATGAAATCTACTGGAGCTGCAAAGGAAAATTACCATTGGCTAGTCAATCAAGGGCAAGCAAGCTGGCAGGATGCAAGAGCATATCTACCTATTTCAGCATGTCACTCTTATACAATAGCTTTTAATTACATGGCTTTAAGAGGATTTATGAATAAGAGACTTAAGTTTTGTGAGCAAGCGGATACTGTAGCTACTGCTTGGCTAATGCGTGAGAGAATCAAAGAAAAGTTCCCCCTGCTTGCTTCATACTTTAGACCTTCCTGTGACGGTAGAAAGTCTTGCGAATATCATCAAGAGTATGAAATGTCTGAAGCTTTTGGATGCTTATTCAAGGAATGTGGCAGAAATCCCTGTAAAGCTACTGATAATTATGCTACATTTAATAAGTCTTGCACTGATAGAAATCTTCTAGAAGAGCAACTTGAAATTCTCATACCTATGTCTGGAGAATCATTACCTGTTAGCGAATATGTAAAATTATCTGACAGCGACAAACGTTATTTTGAGGATAACTAATGGATAATCGAGAATATAAGCAAAAGTTTGAAGCCATACAAAAAGAAATGCTTGATTTGACAATGTCAAAGCATAGTGATTATGGTGATGATTCAGTATTCGAAATGGGCATGAAAATGAGGTTTGCCGATATCCATAGAAAATATCAAAGACTTAAAGCTTTAATGTGGTATGATAGGGTTATAGAAGTAGATAGCGAGACTCTTAAAGATACACTTTTAGATTTAGCGAATTATGCGGTTATAGCCATAATTCAGATGGGCGAAGATAATGATTAATGAAAATGGCATTGTAACACCAGAAACATTTGAAGAAGCTTTATCTCATTTTACAAAAGGCCCTCTTGTCTTTGATGTTGAGACTGAAGGACTAAATGTAATGTATGGAGACAAGATATGTGGCATTGGTGTATGTAACATGGATGGTAAAGCATATTACTTTCCTGTTAGACATACAGAGGGTGTAAACTTGCCAATGCCCCAGTATCAAAAATTAATATATACTATTGCAAAGTCTAATATCCTAATAAATCAAAACATCAAGTTCGACTTAAAAGCATTAATGAGAGAGGGCGTGCCTTATGATAGGTCGTGGACTCTTATAGACCTTCAAGTAATGGCAAGACTTGCAGTAAGCGATAGAACTGTACGTGTTGCACTTGATAAAACACTATCAAGATACTTTGGAGATGAAGAATCAGAGTATAAAGGTTCTGTTAAGGAATGGCTAAAGAAAAATAAGAAAAAGAAGTTTAGCGAAGCTCCTATTGACCTGGTTGGTGTTTATTGTATTCAAGATGTGGTTAAGACATATAAGCTATTTAAGCATCTATGGAAGGAACTTATCTCTTTAAATCAAACCAAAATCTGGAACTTTGAGATGAACACTACTTCAGACCTTCTAAAAATAGAATTCACAGGAGTGAAGTTTGACAGAGAGTATTGTAAAAGAGGCATAAGCCTTCTCAGAAATAGAATGGCAGACCTCGAAAAGCAAGCTTATGATATTGCCGGAAAAGTATTTAATGTGGGAAGTACAAAGCAAATAAACGAAATATTTGACTCTATCGGGATTCCGCCTGTGTACTACACGGATAAAGGCAATCCCAAATGGGATTCAGTAGCTCTATTTCTTACTGACCACGAATTGGCCAAAATTTTGCTAAACTGGAGGTCTTTAGCTAAACTAGACTCGACTTACTTTTCTCCGCTTTTAGACTTACCTTGTGACTATATATACTGTTCTTTTACAAACTGGAGAGCTATCACGGGGAGACTATCCTCAAGAGAGCCTAATCTTCAAAACATTCCAAGAACTACTCAAAAGCTTGACGAAATATCATTATTTAGTGACGAAGGCGACCAAGAAAGAATCAAGTTTGCTAAGCAGTGGGCTGAGAGAGGATTAAAATCTGGTAAAGCAAAGTCACGAAGACAAACATGGGAAATATATGAAGACTTTGATGAAAGCCGTGATGATATTATAGCTGGGAGAAGACTTTTCATACCAAGAGAAGAACATCAGCTATTTGCCATGGATTTTTCACAGATGGAAATGATTGTTTTTCTTTCATATATTAATAGTCCTAGAATTAAGGCAATGATTGCTGATAGAAACTTTGATATTCATACATATATTGCAAAAGAAGCCTATGGCGTTGACAAAACAAACCCTGACTTCAAGTTTTTTAGGCAGGTGTCAAAAGAAATTTCATACGGCATCATCTACGGCATGGGTTTAGAAACTTTAGCTGCTCAAATGGGCACAGAGGTAAAGAAAGCTAAAGAATTTAGAAATAAGTACTTTGAGATTATTCCAGAGGCTAAGCAGTTCTTAAAAGATGTTGCAGCTAAGGTTGAAAGTGGCAGTGCCATACATAATAGGTACGGAAGACAATACTATATAGACCCTGCAAAATCATATCTTGGAGTCAACTACTTAGTTCAAGGAACTTCTGCAGAGATTGTTAAAGAGAGAATGCATTTGATGATTGATTTCTTGGAAAATACAAAATCAAAGCTTCTTATCCAGGTTCACGATGAGTTTATATTTGATATACATAAAGACGACTATGCAATACTTCCAACAATTAAGACAATGCTTGAAGAGAACTCAATAGGAATCCCCTTAAAAATGGAAGTATCAGAATGCTGCCCTAGCTGGATTCAGAAAAAGAAAATAGAGGATATTGATGAGTATGCTAAAAGAAGAGTTGCAGAAATGCAAGCTGTGCAAGCTGTCGTGCAGTAAAAATAATATAGAGAAAGGAATACCTGCAGGATGGGGTAGTGGCAATAAGATACTAGTATTAGGATTATCACCATCTGATTCTAGAAATCCTACATTAAATGTTATGAGCCCTACCTCTACATCGGATACTGCAAACATTATCCAAGATTGCTTAAAAAAACTTAATTTTAATGAAGATGATTTCTACATTACAAATTTAGTAAAATGCTCTTTCCAGGATAATGTAACACAAGCAGAATGCTTCGAACCATGCTACAATGCTTGGTTCATTAAAGAGCTTTTACAGGTGTCTCCTAGAAACATAGCTTGTCTTGGAGAAGAGGTATATAATTTCATTTCAAAGAAACCATTAGTAACAGATGTTTTCAATGTGTTCAAAGTATGGCACCATGCATATATATCTAGAGATAAATCAAAATTTGATGAATGGATGTGGCAATGGAAAGAAAGTATAATTTTGTAGTTTCAGATGGCAAATTAACATTAGAGCAATTAGACCAAGAAATAGAGGTATCAAAAGAAGATTGCCGTAAGTACTACGAAATACTGTGTAAAAATCTTCTAGATATTGAAAAAGAAGTTTATAGAAAAGTAGAAGAAGAGCTGGATAATAAAATAAAACTTAATGAAGCAAGTTCGAGGAGAGTTATTATAGCACATGCTCCTACTGATTCAAATAGTGATTGGTGTTTAACTTCAATCCATCTCCTTTTTAGAGAGCAGGGAAACTTAATGACTGTATATCATAGGTCAATGAGTAATGCATTTTTTGCTAGCGATATAAGTTTTTATTCCAAATTAGCAGCTAAATATAATGCGGACTTGAAAATAATAATAGGTTCATCTCATTTTATAATGGGAAAGGTGGATTAATGTCTTACGAGCTTGATGGGTATTTTCTTGAAATTTGCAAATCAGTATCATCTAATTCAAAATGTCTTTCTAGAAAACTTGGAGCTGTGATTGTCAAAGATAGGTATATAGTATCCACAGGGTACAACGGCCCTGCTACAGGTTGCCCTCATTGCAACGATGCTGATTATCGTGCAAGGCTTTTAGAAGATGTTCAGAAAGAAAATGGAATTGCCCTGCCTGAGTTTAAGAAAGAATTATCAATATGCCCAAGAAAAATTATCGGCTATGATTCTGGCGGGGGCTTACAATATTGCCAAGCTTCACATGCTGAGAGAAATGCAATATATGCAGCTGCAAGATTAGGCCATCCCTTGGAAGGTTGCACATTGTTTTTAAACTGGGTCATTCCTTGTGTTGAATGCAGTAAAGCAATCATAAATTCAGGAATTAAAGAAGTTGTAGTAACTGAACTTAAAGACTACGAATCTGTTGGGATATTAGGGCGTTACTTATTGGTTAGAGCAGGCATTAACTTAAGGGTGAACGAACAAAAACTTTAACTATTATGATTAGAAAGGATTAACAATAATAAAATGAGTGATTTTTTAAAAATTGTGGGTTGGTGGTTTGGATTAAGCTTTTACTATAAATTAATACTATGCATTCCTGTGACTATAGTTGCTTGGATATTGATGCCTTATTTAGTATTTTCAACAATTATTTTTAAAGCAAAAATAACTCAAATAAAGCAAGAGTAACTTAAATGATTGGAAATGGAGAACAAGCAGATGATAAGAGATATTAAACATTTTTACCAACGTGCAAAGAAAGGCTATTCAAGTCGTGATGTATGGAACATGAATAGTTATCTTATTAGCATAATAATTCCTATGCTAAAAGAGCTAAAAGAGGGCAAACTAGGATATCCTGGAACAGAAGGAGCTAAAACACCTGAAGAATGGGAACAAAGGCTTGATGAGATGATAGAAGGTTTCGAAGCTGGAAAAAGATTCATTGATGATGATTATATGGAAAAGATACAGCCGGGATGGCTAGAAAGTATAGATACTTTTGAGCAAGATAACAGTGGACATTTACTATTAAAAAGTAATGTTACAGACGAATCTTGGAAAAAGTATTTAATAATGGTTAATGAAGACGAAGAAAAGTTTCATGGTGGGTTTAAAATATTTGAAAAATATTTTTTTCATCTTTGGGATTAAAGGAGAATAATGCCCTATATAAAACAAGAGTTAAGAGATATAGTTGATTCAGACATTAGAAATCTTCTTGTGGCATTAGAAGGAATTGACACTAAAAGTATCGATGGAGTGATAAACTATATCATAACAAGTATTATTAATGATACATATAGCAAAGGTGGCTATTTTGCGCATAATAGAGCAATAGGAATTCTTTCTTGTGTATCTAAAGAATACTATAGAAGATGCGTAGCTCCTTATGAAGATGATAAAATAAAATGGAATGGAGATGTGTTTTAATGAGAGTGTATCTTGGCGGACCCATAAGAGGTTTAAGCTATGAAGAAGCTATAGGGTGGCGTGATAAAACAATAGATAAGTTAAATGAAGTGGGAATTAAATGCTATTCTCCAATGAGGCATAAAGAAAAAATAAAAGATATCGAAAAGATAATTGGCTTTGATGGTGCAATGCCGGGATACTCTGGCCAAGATATTTTTCAAAGAGATAAATTTGATGTAACGCGGTCGGATATTCTTCTTTTCAACTTTCTAAACAAAAAAGTATCAATCATTGGTAGCCTTTTTGAACTAGCTTGGGGAAACTTATTAAACAAATATTGTGTAGTAGTTGTTAGTAAAGATAGCATTTATTACAAGCACCCTTTTATAAAAGAATCAGCTTCTATTATTTTTGAAGACCTTGATGAAGCAGTAGATTACATAGGAGTATGCTATGGACGAAAATAGAAAAACATGGGATTCTGAATGCCAAAAAATAGCTTGTGATATTGTTAATTTATTAATATCAAAGCAAGAAGATTATGGTTCAAAGAATATTCTTGATTTTGGAGAGTATGGTGTACTTGTCAGAGCAAATGATAAAATAGCAAGGCTTAAAAATCTTTGGAATAATGCTAATAGTCCTAATAATGAATCTATTGATGATTCGTGGTTTGATATAGCAGGGTATGCAATCATAGCTATAATGATTAGGAAAGGGGTGTTTACTTTACCTACTAATAAAGATGTGGCAAAAGAAATAGGGGGAATTTTATTACATGAAGAAAAAAGACAAAGAAAATTTATCTAATGATGAAAATCTGGGTGGAGATAATTTAGAAAGTTCAATAACAAAGCTGTTAGCACAGGCTAATGATTCATTCAAATGCTTTACTGGCTTAGGAAACAGCCCTGATTCAGAGTTACAGAGAATAAGCTCTGGAATTGATGTCTTCGATAAGTCAATAGGCGGAGGTCTAGTAAGAGGTAGGCTCCATCTTTTCTCGGGCGGATATGGGAGCGGGAAGACTTATATTACTCAGAAGGTAATAGAATCTGCACAGAAGAATGGCGGAATTTGTGTTTATATAGATGCTGAGAAAAGATTTGACCCTGCATGGTTTAAGTTAACAGGATGCAAAATTGAGAATCTAATTGTTACGAGACCTACATACGGAGAACAAGCTCTTGATATGGTCATTTTTTATCTAAAGAAACATGTTGATGTTTTGATTGTTGACTCCTTAGCTGCATTAGTTCCTATGCAAGAGGATGTTGATTCAATGGAACAGCAATCAATTGGGCAACAGTCAAGAATGCTTAATAAGGCGTTTAGAAAGATTATTCCTGCTAATGAAGATACAGTTTTGATAGCTATTAATCAACAAAGGCAAGAAATAGGCACTGTGTTTAATAGAGGTATCCAAAAAAGAATGCCTGGTGGTGAAGGCCAATATTATTATTCAAGCTTAATTGTAGATGTTAGAAGAGGTGAGTGGATTAGACAAGAAAAAGTTAAAGTGGGTCATGAAATAAACTGTGTAATTACAAAGTGCAACTTTTATCCACCGTTTGGCGAAAGCAAAATTCCTCTAAGATATGATACTGGGCAGATTGATAATGTAACAATGGTTGTTAATTTGGCTTTCGATTTTGATATAATAAAAAAGAAGGGTGCATGGTATTATATTAATGGAGAAGAAAAGCCTTTACAGGGCTTAGAAGAAGTGACACAATTCTACAGAGATAACCAAGAAAAGTTCGAAGCGTTAAGAGAGGTCGTTTTAAGCAAATGATAGCTCCTATTACTTACTTTACAAAAGTCCAGAAAGAAGTTGAAAAATGGGTTAGTAATGCTGGATTTAAGGTTAAATCAGAAGTAGATGTTGAGAACTATAGAGTTGACCTTGTAATTTCTGAGTTAGAGTTAGTTATTGAAGTAGATGGGCCTTCACATAGAAAACTTAGGACAGGCGGGAGCCTAATAGTTATAGGCTCTCATACTGCTAATAAAAGGGATAATGTTCTTTTAAAATACTATAGAAATGGCGTATGGCATATTCCTGTAAACATAACAGAAGATGAGTTTAAATCAAAATTTAAGGAAATTTTAGGAGGATTAGATGCTTAGTAAGAAAAATAGAATCTTAGCAGAAGAGCTTTTTAAGTCAATAGATTTTAATTGTCAGGTCATTACGTCTGAAGAAACAGAACAGTCAATTGTTCTTTTTACTCCAGACTTAGAAAAGTATGGTGAACATAAAATGCTACCAAAAATTTCAGAGAATGAGACATGCAAAAAGATAATGGAACTTGCTAATAAGTACGGATACAAGTATAAAGATATAATAATTGTTGGCGATGCTATGCCTTCGGTTGCTTTTAAGATTCATTATGAAGGCAAAAAAGCTGGCAAATAATGCAAAAAGGGCTTACAAGTATTCTTAATAAGATTAATTCTAAAAACTGGTTCGAAAAAGCTTTAGAAGACATATACTTAAAAGGCAAAAGACAACCAAGAGCTATTGAATACTTTTATGGCTCATGGGCTGGAGATTGCCCTAGGGCAATTCAATACAGCATGAAAGGATTAATGCCGGATGACATAGATGCTCAAGGCAAGCGTAGAATGGATAATGGCAACTATATGCATAATAGATATGGAGACTATTTTGAGTCAATAGGCATCTTAGTTGCGAGAGAGCCTGCTTTTAAAGATGAATTAAATGGTATAAGAATTTCTTTAAGAAGTGATTTAATTCTTCTTGATGATAACAAAAACAAAGTCATGGCAGAATTGAAGTCCATTAATGATAGAAAATATAAGTTGGTACTAGAATCTCCTGATGAAGGAGATTATCTTCAGTGGAACTTATGCGCAAAAGCCTTAGGATATTTATCTGGTATAATCCTATATGAGAACAAAAATACACAGGAAGTTAAATATCATTTTGTTGAATATAGAGAAGACAAATTCAAAAAAGTCATGGATGATTTTATCATGATAGATAAGCACAATAAGGCGGGAACATGGGTTCCTAGACCTGAGAAATGCCCAAACTCATATTGGTGTGGCTGTAAGAAAATATGCAAATAGCAAAAGAGGAAAAATGCTAGAAGACATTAAGAATGACTTTAAAAAATTTTCTCTCCCTAGCAAGCCAAAATCATTTGGAGAGGAATACTACTTTCCTGAAAGAATTGATACTTTAAATTCACCAGAGCTAGGTTCTTGGATGTTTAAACTAGCTGCATGGAAAGGCTATGCGTTAAGAATGACGGCTCTTTCAGAAATTGATAGGTCATGGCTAAAAAGTCAGCATGATAATAAAGTATCAAAGAAAATAGCCCAGGAAAGTGTTGATAACAAAAAAGTAACAAAAGATTATGCTTTAGGAAAGCTGATTATTGAGGATGAAGAGTTTAAGATAGTCAGAGGAAATCTTATATCAAAAGAAACTGAACTTGAAGGTTTGAGACAAGTGCTTGAAATTTACACAATGCAAATAGAAGTTATTAGCAGAGAGATTTCAAGACGTTCCTTGGATGTAAAACTTACTCAGATAGGAATTGAATCTAGACAATAGTTAAGGCTATTCAAAGGATAAAGATGAAAGTACTGGGCTGTGACTGTAGCACTAGATTGGTAGCAATTTTTGCTATTCAAAATAAAGAGGGTTCAACATATGAGTTTAAATCTTCAAAAGAAGATGCTGTATCACGCACTAATGACATATTCTTTCAGTTAGTTAAATTCTTTAAATCAGAGAAGCCTGATATGGTTTATGTAGAGAACTCGCCATACCTTCAGAATATTAAAGTAACATTACAGATACATTCAGTAGTTGATGCTGTTAGATATGCTTGTTTAATTAATGATATACCTATGCAAACAGTTGAAGTAACAAGTTGGAAGAAGGATGTATTAGGTTCAGGAAAAGCAGATAAGCCCACAATTATGCAATTTGCAAAAGCAAAATGGGGCAGTAAGCTAATTACGAATCAAGACATCGCTGATTCTTCATGTATAGCTACATATGGAAATAGGAGAATGGAGAAATAATGATTACGGACCTTGACAAAATAAAAGTAAGTATTAAAGAATACCAGGATGAAGCAGAGAAGATTCTAGAAGGAAGCAGAGATATGTATGATGGAGCTGATGGTGCAAGATATATATTAGACATCTGCGAAATGTGCGAAAAACTTTTTAAGATGATAGAGGAAAAGTAATGAAAAGAATAGCAATGGCTGGTGCACAGGATACAGGAAAGACTACTATAGCTAAAGAGCTTAGTAGCAGGTTTAAGACAAGAGGATATATCACAGATTATATTGAAGAGAGTGCCAGGCTTTATATTAGCAGATGGGGAGAACCTATTGATAGTGTTTCAAGTCAGTTGTTTATTCTTGATAAACAGATAGAACGAGAAGCATACATTTCACCAAAGTGCGAGCTATCTTTTACAGATTCACCATTATTTTTATCAGTTGCCTATTCACTTTTAGCAAAACCCAAAATGATTTCTCAAAAAGAACGTGATATCTACATTAGTGCTTATGAGAAAATATTAAAGTATGGGAATTATGATTATGTATTTTTCTTAACTCCGTTTAGAGAACCTATTGATGATGGTATAAGAAGCAAGGATTTAATCAGCAAAAATAGCACCATAGATAAGATGATTAGAAGCTACCTTGACCTCCATCTTATAGATTATACTGAAGTTAATCATTTAACAATTAATGAAAGAATAGATTTTATAGATTTAAAACTTTCGGAGCAATTCCCTAAAAAATAGGAGCTTCAAAAAATGCGTAAATCTAAGGCAAAAAAAGTTGCGCCAAAAAGAAAATTAATAGTAAATAAAAAAGCCATGCCTGGAAGAAAGTTTTCAAGAAGAAAAAAAGAAAAGATAGTGCCAGGTAAGTTAGCTTTAAATGAAAAAGAAACAATAATAGTCTTTAATCTTGAAGATACAAAAGCTGAAGTTTTTACATACGACATATCGTGGCAGAAACAGCTAGAGAAGAAGTTTAAAGCTAAACCTATACGAGATAATGGATGGGGCGGGAAATCCTATAAAATAGATAAGCATGTATTTGACTTAAAAGCTCCAGAAAGCAATAAAGAGTCTAAATAGCATAAATTTGGAGGCAATGATGGCTAACTGGTCTAAAAATGCAAAAGAAATCCTGGAAAAAAGATACTTGTTGAAAGACAAAAAAGGTGCTGCCATCGAGACTCCAGATGGTATGTTGTCTCGCGTAGCTAAATATGTCTCTTCAGCAGAGAAAGAAGAGGATAGAGAGAAATGGCATCAGCAATTTATGTCAATATTAGATACTTTAGAATTTCTTCCTAATAGCCCTACCTTAATGAATGCAGGAAAGCCAGAAGGACAGCTTGCTGCTTGCTTTGTGCTTGATATAGCTGACGATATGTCGAATATTTTTGAAACAGTAAAGCAATGTGCTTTAATCCATAAAACTGGTGGAGGTACAGGACTTATCTTTTCAAAATTGCGTCCTGCCAATAGTTTAGTTAGAAGTACGAGTGGTGTTGCTAGCGGTCCAGTATCATTTATGAACGTTTTTAATTCTGCTACAGAAGCAGTTAAGCAGGGAGGTGTTAGAAGAGGCGCTAATTTAGGCCTTTTGCATATATCTCACCCTGATATTGAAGAGTTCATAAAATGCAAAAGTGACAAATCAAAATTTCAGAACTTCAATATATCAGTGGGTGTTACGGATAATTTTATGAAAGCTGTTGCTCAAGGAAACAGCTATCCTCTAAGACATCCTAGAATGGATGCCAAAAAATATGTAAAAGCACAGGATTTATTTAATGAGATTTGCCATCAAGCTTGGCTAACTGGTGACCCTGGTCTTTTGTTCTTGGACACCATAGAGTCAAGAAATCCTACTCCTTGGCTAGGAAGATTAGAGGGAGTTAACCCGTGCGGAGAAACGCCTTTAATTCCTGGAGAATCATGTAACCTTGGGTCAATAGATATTTCAAAGATGGTTCAAAAAGACGGCAGGTTTAATTGGGATAGGCTTGAAGAAGTAGTTGTTATCGCAGTTAGATTTTTAGACAACATCATTGATGTAAATCATTTTCCTAATATCAAAATAGAGAGAGCAACAAAAAGGACAAGAAAGTTAGGCTTAGGAGTTATGGGTTTTGCTGATGCTTTAATTCTGATGGGCATTAAATACAATAGTGAAAAAGCTCAGAAGTTTGCAAAAAGACTAATCATGAATATCAGAGAAATAGCTCATATGTCTTCTAGGGATTTAGGTAAAGAAAAAGGGTTCGGAGAAATAGAAAAATTAAAGCGTAGAAATGCAACATTAACAGTAATTGCTCCTACAGGTACTTTATCAATGCTTGCTGATTGTTCGTCAGGAATAGAGCCAGTATTTGCAAAGAAATTTACAAAAACTGTGATGGACGGAGCTAAGATGGATTTGTCTTCAAAATATGATAGCGTATCTGAAGATTTACTTGTTACTGCTCATGATATTTCAATTTTCGACCACATTAAAATACAGGCTGCATTTCAAACATATACCGATGGAGCGGTTTCTAAGACAATAAATTTGCCTGCTGATGCAACAGAAGAAGATGTAAGGAAAACTTTCATGTTTGCTTGGGAGTCAGGATGCAAAGGCATTACAGTATATAGAGATGGAAGCAGACAAGGTCCTTTGGATGCTGTAAAAGTAATGGAAAAAGGTGTTACAGAATGCGAGAATGGAAGATGTTCAATTCTTTAGAAAGAAGGAAAGATGAAAAATAAAGATGAGTGGATTAAGACAACAAAAGAAAATTGGAGAGTAGAGGTTGGTGAGAGAGGCTATCATGGCGGCTCAGAAGAAGATACATGCGATGATATTTCATATAGGCTTAATATGCTGTTTGAAGAACATAAAGATTGGAAAGATGCTTATGCAGAAACAAATTATGATGAAGTAGATAGATGCATATTCTGCAATGACATATATGAACCTATGTATGATAAAGAAAGAGAAGACTATGTTTGTTCATACTGCGGTAAAGGAAAACTCGAATTAGCTGTAAAAATCCTATCTGAAGGAAAGGAAAAAGATGGAAATAATATATTGTAATAATTTAAGATGTGAATTTAATAAGGCTTTAGATATGCCTATAAATTTTAAATATCAAAAGTATTCAAATCCTATTGGCAACGAAGACAATAAATGCTTTGGACGCTGTACTAATACGTCATATGGTTTTAAAAGAAGCATCATAGAAGATGCTAAAACAAAGCATAAGTTAGCTGTTTGCACAATGGGTAAGTCAACTTGTGATAATGAATGTTTGTTTAATCATCATAATATCTGTGACAGAAAAGAAATATTTGTTGATAAGATTTCAATTGGCAATAGGGATTGCTATGTATGCAAATGCAGAAGCGATAAGAAAATATCCGGGCATGTTGATTTTTCAAGGTTCGGAAAACGTAAAGATATGTTCTAGGGATATAAAAATGTCAAGAAAAGGTGCAAAGTATCACAGAGAGTTATACCCTAATAGAGGCATGAGAAATAAGCATCATTCTTCAGAAACTAAAGCAAAGATTAGCAGTTCAGAAAAAGGAAAAGTTGTACAAAAAGAAACAATAGAAAAGCTAAAGATTTCTCATCTTGGAAAATTAGAAAGTAAAGAGACAAGAATTAGAAAAAGTATTTCTGCTAGAAATAGGCCTCAAATATCGGAAGAAACTAGAAATAAAATGAGAAAGCCAAAAAGTGCTGAGGCTGTTAAGAAAACTAGTGAAGGATTAAGAAAAGCTATTTTGGACGGAAGAATAGTTATCAATAATAAAAATACTTTTGCTGGAGCAGGGTTCAGAGATGACTTAGGATTTTTTGTTAGAAGCAGGTGGGAAGCTAATACAGTAAGAATTTTAAAATTAATGAATAAAAATTTTGAGTACGAGAGTAGAAATTGTAGATTTAAGACTTCTTTAGGCATACTAATATTAGATTTTTATCTTCCTGACGATAATCTTTGGCTAGAAGTTAAAGGATATTTATACCAAAAATCAAAAGATAAGATGAATGATTATATGAATACCTATCCTAATGAAGCTAAAAATACTTTTATAATAGACGGTGAAAGCTATAATAAGTTATCAGAAAAATTTAGAAGAAAGATTCCTTGTTGGGAATCTTAGAAAAAGGATATGTTTTAATGGTAGAATTATTTGAAGCTGAAATTAGACTAATTATTAATCCCGAAGTAAGAAAGCTTGTATGGAGATGCTTAGAGAATGCTCCTACTTATTTCTGGGATGTACCTTCCTCAAATACTGGAAAATATCATCCTAAGGATGAATTTATAAAAGGAGGCCTTGTTCTTCATACAAAAAGAGCTGTTAATGTAGCAAATCATCTTTGTGAGTGTTTAAGCATTAGAAATATTGACAGAGATTGCGTATTAGCTGCAACAATCATGCATGACTTATGCAAGAATGGCTATCTTAATAATGCAGGGCATACAGTAGATGGCCATGGATATTTATGGACAGAACTAGCAAGAAGTATTTATACAAAGAATGAAATAAGTGAAAAAGCAAGTTTCATTACAATTTCAAGACTGATTCTTATGCACATGGGAAAATATGATTTGCCTTATGTTTCAGATTGGAGCGATGAACTTGCTACTTGTGTTCAACTAGCTGACTATATTTCATCACGTGAAGACATTATTGTAGATGTTAGTAAATAATTTATATTATTGGTTGGATATGCCAAGAGAAGATATAAAGGTTGATGTATATGAAGGTGTATAAATTAAAAAATGTAAAAAGTAGGGCATTAGATGATATTGTTTGCGACATGTGCGGAAAATCTTGCTTTGATTGTGATAAAATGAATATAGAGAAGAGCCATCTTTCTGCATCATGGGGATATAATTCTAAAAAAGACGGTATTACTTGGCAAGCTGATTTTTGTGAGGTTTGCAGTGATAAGATTAATGACTTTATAATAAAAAATGGGGGACATATAGTAGAGCAAGAATATATTTAAGGAAGAAAAGTCTTGAATATTATAATAATGGAAGATTATAATTTAGATGATGATATTTATAATGGAGTACTTTCATTAATAGGAGCTATATTCAGATTAGCAGCTCAAGACTACAAATATAGCGAAAGTAGAAGAATCGAAGTAATAGAATTTACAGAATCAGAATGGTTTTTGGATATTTGTGATTCTTTAGAAGTAAGTCCAAAAGAAGTAAAAAAGAGAATATACGGAGGAAAAGTAAAGCAAAGGAGTGAGTATAGATAATGGTTCAAAAAAGATTAAATAATCCTAAACAATATACTGAAGCTGAATTTGCTTTAAAAAGGGCTGAAGCTAAAGCTTTATTTTTAGCAGGGAAGAACCCTGAAGATATTGATACAATACTAGAGTTAAGAAATGGTCGGTCAATTCAGTGGGCAGCAAAGTACGGCTGGCTAAAAGAGCGTGACAAGGTAATGGAAGTAACTACACAAACAAGGCTTCAAAAAATTCTTAAAGAACAAGACAAGATGTTTGAAGAGATTGGAACCATAAAAGAAAAAGCTTATGATTCTATATTTACAGATGAGGTAAGGCCTCAAAAATTTTCTGAAGCTTCATCAGCATATCTAAATGCAGTAGAGATGGAAAGAAAACTAAAAACAGAAGCTCTCCAACTTAGTTTTATTACTGATGTGGCTAAGGTCTTAAGGGAAAAAATACAAGATAAAGATTTGCTATTTAAAATTGCTGAAGGCTTGAAAGAGGTATTTGATAGATATCAAACTAAAAGTCTTCCTTACTCTGATAGTTCAGGTGGCAGTGATGGTTAAGAAGAAAGATAATAGTGATGTTTTAGTATCTGCACAGAATTCCTACAGTGAATTAGCTTCTTTACTTACTGAACAGGATATTCCTATAGATGTTAAAGATTTTTCCGATTTTGTCATGAATGTGTTTTCTAAAGGATATCCTGGATTTTCATTTGATACATGGCATATACATCATATGTGTAACACATTTCAAAGAATCCTTGATAGCCCTACAGACAAATATCTTTTAGCTGTAATGCCTAGATATCATCTAAAATCTAGTATTCTTGGATACGCTACAAGCATTTATAGAATGCTTACTTCTTTTGGTGAAGGATTATATACTAGCTATAAAGAGGAACTTGCAGGTGTCCACTTATATCATATAAAAGAATGCATAAGAAATAACCCTATACTTTCAAAATTCATGGTAGATTTAAGTCCTCAGTCTGATACTACTATTAACTATAAAATTGGCAATAGAAGAGTTAAAATTTATGCTGCAGGTATTGGTGGTGTAAAAAGAGGTTTGCACACCCAGGTTATTTGCCTTCTCCCTGGAACTAAAGTATTAACTTCTCCTAATGCTAATAAAAAAATTGGCGGTGGATATAGGTCTATAGAACAAATAAAAATTGGTGATAAAGTGCAAACTCATTTAAAAAGACCAAGAGTGGTAACTAATACTTTTTGCAGAGATATATCTGAAGAAATAATAATTTTATATTTAGATAACAATGAAATAATAAAAGTAACTTCTAACCACCCTATTTTAACTAAATACAACGGGTGGAAAAATGCTGGTTATTTAACTACTGATGATATCCTAATGAAATTAAAATACCCTCCTAGTAAGTTAAAGAATAAGACTTATGAAGAAATTCATGGGGAAGAAAATGCATCTATCTTAAGGAAAAATAAATTTAATAATATAGATAGAAGTTCTCAGTGTAAGCCAACAAAAAATAAAACTTACGAAGAATATTTTGGGTTTGAAAAAGCTAAAGAAATAAAAGACAGACAATCTAAAGTTAAAATTGGTGTATTAACAAAAGAACGAATTGATAGAGAATGTTTAATATGTGGCAAAATATTTAACATTATATCATCTTCTAAAAAACTATTTTGTTCAAGAGGTTGCAGTAGTAAATTTTATGGAGTAGGAGCTAATTTTAGAGCAAAAGTAGGTAATTTTAGAGGCTCTAATAATCCTAATTGGAAGGGTGGCGGAGTTTATCCAGAAGTCTTTAATAAAGAATTAAAATATAAGATTTTTGTTCGTGATAATTTTACTTGCCAAAAATGTGGGCAATATGGCGGGATGCTAAATTGTCATCATATAGATTATAATAAAGAAAATTGTGAAGAGACAAACTTGATTACTACATGTAGAGCTTGTAATTTTGCTGTTAATAATAAAAGAGAGTACTGGAAAAATTTGTTTTCTATAAAAATAGCAGAAAAATATCAGTTAATTGCAAATGGAACATATATTAAGAAAATTGAACATCTTTTTTATTCGGGTAAAGTATATAATCTTGAAGTTGAAGAAGATAATACATATTGCGGTAAAGGAATAATATTTCATAATTGTATAAACGATGACTTAATGGGAGACTTAAGAAACCCTATGACTTTTACTGATATCGAGAAGACTATCAGAATATTTGAAGCTGAAATAATGAACATTCCTAATAAGGAATGCCCTACTATTGTTTTTGGTACTGTTATCAGTGATAATGACTTACTTTTTAGGCTAAAAGAAAGACCTCAATTTTCAAAGAACATGATTTGGATGCCTGCATTATATCCAGACGGAGAGCATGAGGTACTTTGGGAGTCAATGTATAACAGACAGTGGCTTGAACAAAGAAAAATTGATGGTGGATGGAAAGCTTTTAGTACAGAATTCTTATTGATTCCTGTTTTATCTACAGAAGCGTTTTTTAACAGAGACCAACTTGATAAGATTATAGATACAGGCCTAACAAATTTTGCGGTTCCGGGGTATTAAATGGAATTAGATTCATTGGATTCTTTAAGCAAGGTTCCAGATAAGTACTGGTGGAAGAATGCTACAACTTTGGGCGGGTTCGACGTAGGCAAAAGAGGGAATCCTTCTCATTGCTCTATATTCGGGATAAAAAATGAGCCAGGGAAAGTAGATGATGCTGGAAACTATGTAAGTTCTTTAATTATGGTTCATCAAAAGTTTCTTGATAACTGGGATTACACAAGACAAGTAGAATATCTAACTGAAGCTGTTGAGTACTTTGGCATTGAAAAATTATATTATGATAATACTAGGGGTGAATTAGAAGAAAGGTCTTTACCAAGACAATGCATTCCTGTCATCTTATCAAATAGGACTGGACCTAGAGCAAAAGGCAAAGTAGAATTAGCAACAAATTTTGCAAAATTAGTAGAGCAACAAAGAATAAAGATTATTGATGAAGATAGATTTATCTCGCAGATAACTTGCGTCACAGGAGATTTACAGGCGCCAAATACTCCAAGAGGTCATGGAGATTCATTTATTAGTATCATGCTTGCAGTATCAGTATATTATGACTATTATGCAAGTGATAGACATATGGGAACAACTACAATAGGTAATGTACAAGATATGGTAGGCTTTTCGGAGAAAGAAACTTTAACTAATACAATGGTAACTAAGAGGGATATTTCTAATGAAAGGTGTAAAATATGCGGCAGCAGAGATTTTGAAGTGACACAGAATGGAATCAAAAAACTCTGCAAAAAATGCTATACTATTTGGTAAATTATGAAATCAGTAAATAGTCTTTTAGGCAATTTTTTAATAATAGAAGATGCAAACACTATAGATGATGAAATAAAAGTATTCTATGAAAATGGTGGAGGTACTACAAGGCTTCTTTTATGCTATGATGTATATCAAGACTTGATTAAAACCCTTGCAAAACAATACAGATATTTAGTAGTTGATAAAGAATATTGTGATACTTACAGAGGTTTAGCCGTCGATGTAGTTAATATATCAGACAAAAGTTCATGTGATATATGCCAAAGCAAAGAGCATAGCCATTATAGTTTTTCATTATGCAAAACACATTATAATACTTTAAAGGCCATCAGAAAAATGGCTGGGAAAGAAAGCTTTAGAGATAAGAGGTTAATAAATGTCTAATTACGGAAAATGCTCATACCCTAACTGCATAGGGAATGTTTTAATAGGTGATGTAGATATGGGATTATGCAGGAAACATTCAGAAATGGCCAGATTTTTAATTTGGGCGTTACAGAATATGACTGTTTCTGAAGGTGCAAAGGTTACTGAAGATAGTAATGAAAAGAGTGGCAAATAATGCAAAAAAGAAATTTTTTTGATAAGATAATTCATAGAAATAGATGGAAGCTTAGGTCTTGTCCTAGATGTAAGGGAGACTTATTCTCATTTTATGGTGAAAACTTCACTTGCTTACAATGTGGGTGGGTTGACTATAATGAAAAATTAGGGAGGTCAAATCATGGCAAATAGCCAAGGAAAACGGACGTATGTAAAAAAGGCTGACAAAGAAAAAGCTCAGCGAGAAGCAGTTGAACCAAAAGAAACAGCATTAAATGAAGAATCAGAAGCTCAAGAAAAAACCTGGATGGTAACTACAAAGGATTCAGAAGAAGGGCCTATTGTTGTAAAGGCTGAGGAAGTTAAAGAAGAAAAAGAAGCATTAGAAGAAGCTCCAGAGAAAATTGAAAAGCCTGAAGGCAATTTAATGGACCTTGCTCAGAAAGTACATGCAGAAAAGGTTCAGGCAATCATTGAAGAATCTGCTCCGAAGAAACAGCATCAAATGTTTCATCAGCTTGAAGAAGATAGAATTAATCTCGAGGCAAAAGAAGCAGAAAAGAAAGCAGAAGCTAAGAGGCTGGCAGCTATTGAAGAAGAAAAGATGAAGAAAACAAATGCTAATAAGTCAAAGCTTGTTTGCCCTTTCTGCAGCCATGTACAATATGATATTCATAGTAAAGACCCAACATCTGCTTGGTGTGAATCATGCGGTAGATGTTATTCAGCAATTTGGTCATTTTAGATAAAGGAGAAAGATGAATTTAGAAGAGATGGTACCAGAAAGATTTAGAGTAGTATATATAAAAGATACAAATTCATTCAAGATTTTAGATACATGGCATGCTACAATAAAGAATCTTAATCTTGAGGATAATCCTGTTTTGCCTGATGATTCTCCAGCAGTAAAGACTTTATCTTCTGAAGAGGTGAATTCACTTGTAGGAGAATTAATTAAAATTGGGTGGCTTGATAGAATGATTGCTTCAAAAACTCAGGTTGAAACTCCTCAACCTGTACGTTCAGAAAAATCCTCAAAAGAACTTATTGTTGAGAAGATAGCAGAGATAGCTTTAGATAATGCTGCAAATTCAGATTCTAGAATAACTGTGTCAAAAGATGCAATATCTGCATTAAAGGAGATAGCGTCTAATTTATAGTTATAACTTTAACGTTATGATTGTTTAGAATATAATTAGGTGGTTCTATGACAGATAAAAGTTTTGATACAAAAAAGTATAAAAAGTTTATAAAGCAATATTTTTTGTATTTTCCGAGTGGAGATATTCTCCACTCCTGGATTGCAGAATTAGATAATAATAATATATCGTATGGCCATTGCTTAAACTACAAAGATGGCAGCGGAGACTATTACGTGTCATCAAAAGAACTAGATAAATCTAATTTAGAAATGCTAAAGGATAAAGTAGAGCAGTCTTTAAGAAAGTCTGCTTGTTTATCCAATGCACATATAAGAATAATAGACATTGAGCTACCTTTTGGCCTAGACAATATATCAAATAGTTTTGCTCTTACTCGTGATTTTGATAAAAAGCTTGTTGTTGATTCAAAAAGAGAAGAGATAGAGCTACTTGAAAAGCTATGGGCAATCGGAGAGAATAAAGAGGAAGACTGTAGTAAATTAGATTGGCTAATAGATAAAATCCATGCATGGGAAAAATCTAACAAAGAGAAAGGATTAATTGTTGAGTTTTTTGGCTCATTTCTTTCTGTTGACCCCACAAAAGACTTTAATAAGGAAGAGGATAGAGTCATTGCATTTGGGCTAAAAGATTCAATCATGAATACATTGAATGAATTTAGTTCGGAAGTATTCAAAGAAAAAGAGGAATTTCTGAACTGGTAACCAGGAGGCTCACGTAATGTCAAAAATAGGAGATTTCTTACCAGAATTTGTTAACAGGGACTCCAAATTAACTCAATCAAATCATTGGCTTAATAAGCTTTATGACATGGGGTTTACTGGTTTTATGAAATCCCAGTATGGAGCAAATACTGAATCAGCTGCTCAGTATTACGGCATTGAACAACTTTACTTTGATTGGCTACGTCAAGCATATGCTTACAGAAGAATGTTTATTCAAGATTTATATCTATTAGCATTTGACTGTTCTGAAATACGTACTCCTTTATTGCATCTTAAGAAAGAAATATTTAGAAAAGGATTCGATGAATGGCATCCTAAGTTTGTAGTAAGATGTGATAAATGTGGCATCAACTTCCAAAGTGAAGAAGCTGCTGCTGAGCATAAGCAGCATGGCCTAAGAAAACCTGACTCTAAGCAAACAAAAGAATTTGATGAAAAGTGGCGTGATAATTGTAATATTTTTGGCCAAAGTTTGGAAAGTGTTTTAAATAGTGTAGAAGATGACTTAAACATAGTGGATGACTTATACATTCATTTGAACAAGCAATATAAAGTTGTTAATGGTAAAATGCATAGCCAGCTTTTAGAAGTACGCAGAATCCATCCTGCTTTAATTGAATTTGACCTTGATAAAGCAGGACTTCCTAAAAACTCCCACTGGATTTGTCCTTTCCATAGAGATGATGTCCAGGTTAAAGAAGGAGTTTGCCCTACTTGCAATGCTAAACTTTTTCCTGCAATGTATATCTATAACCATAGAGGCGGAAGAGTATACATGTTGGAAAATGAACTAATACATGCTTCTAAGTTTAGCCCTCATGAAACTTATGGATATTCTCCTCTGCTTACATTGATGCAAAAAGTACTAACAATCTCTGGTATGGATAGATTCTTATACAGATATTTCTTTGAAAGAAAAACTCCTACTCAGATGATTTTAACTAACACGGATGACCCTCAATCTCTTGAAACAGAAAGAGCAAGAATGGAATCCAAGATGATGGAAGACCCTACTTATACTCCTTGGATTGCAGTAAGCAATAGAACAGGAAGAGGCAGAACTGATGTTGTTAAGCTATTCCATACACTCCAAGAGATGGATTATCTTAATGTAAGAAATGAGATAAGAGATAGAATAGCTGGCATCTATGGTGTACCTCAGATGTACTATAATGTTATGGAAGGAACTGGAGGAATCTCAGGGCAGACACAGCAGCTTAAAATGATGAGCAATGTTGTTGCTTCTGACCAGAGATTATTTAATGAGAAAATAATTCCGGTTATTCTTAAAGAATTAGGAATTACAGACTGGGAAATTACCTTAAGAACTCCTGAAGAGAAAATAGAAGGACAAACCTTACAACTAGCACAACAAAAGGTGGCTGTTGCTACTTCAATGCATGCTTTAGGCTTTGATATAAAGTTAAAACCTGGTGCCTGGGATTTAGAGACAATGGACTTTTCATTCAGCGGAAAAGCCATGAATCTAGAAGAACAGCAACAGATGATGATGGGCGGAGGCATGGGTGGCGGGATGCCTGTAAATGGAATGCCTGTAGGCCAGGATGGTAGTGGGGGACAGAATGCAGAAGGTGGAGTTCCGGTTGATACACCTATTAGCCAAGCACAGCCAGGGCAAGCTCCTCAAGCTGCTCAGCCTGCAATATCTAAACCTAAGACAAAAGACCCTCTAGAAATTGAAGAGGGAGAAGAATTGCCAGGAAAAGAATCTGTGCCTAAAAATCATAGATTAGAAAATGCAGAATATAATGTACCTACGCCGGAAGATGAGGAAGAAGAGGAGGAAGATAATAATGAAGAGAAAGTGTGGGAATAGTGATAATATATCAAAATTGCCCTAGTTGTGGGCATAAAGCTCATATATCAACGTTTAAAAGAATTAATGGCTATCTTGTTTGCCCTGAATGTGGCTTTAAGTTTTTACCTAGAATATAAGGAGGAAAAGAAAGTTGGTGAATAAAGTCGGAGTATCCGAGAATAGAGAGTATTGGGAAGACATAAGCAAAAAATATCCTAATACGCGGCAGGCTAGCTTAGGCGAGAAAATGGATTTTGGCACAATAAAGAAATATATTAATAAATTTAAGCTAAGATTTATAGGCTCAGACGAACATCCTAAAGCATCTATTAAGAATTTCTCTCTAGAAGAATTAAAAGAAAATATAATTACCTATGGAGGAGTAAATACTGCGGCAATTGCTTTAGGTCTTAAGCCAGAATCATTATACAACAAGCTCAAAGGTGAAGGAATATCATTAGATAGTATAATGTATGAATATCAGCAAAAAATATCTCCTGAACAATATCCTCAAGAAATGATAAAGGGTGATTGCGTGATAACTGCTGATTTTCATTGCCCTGCAGTTTCTTTAAAATGGGTCCATAGAGTCATTGAAACAGGCAAAATGCATAATATAAAACAATTACTTATAGCGGGTGATTTCTTTGATTTTGACCGGCTTTCTTATTGGCTAAAACAATCAAATGCAGAAGATACAGCAACTCCTTTGGAAGCAGAACTTAGATTAGCTTCTATGGTTTTAGAAAGACTAGAAACACAGTATGATACAATTCATTTTGTTGGGGGCAATCACTGGCTTAGACTTTTAAAGCATATTACATTCTCAGTGTCATCAAGAAGATTATTAGGTTTAGTTTCAAGGTCTAATGATTCTAGATATAAGATTAATGAATTCTTTCATTGGATAATGATTGATGACAAAGTGCGTGTTACACACCCTGGAAAATCAAGAAAGAGTGATTACACTTTATCGAGAGACCTATCTTATTTACATCCTGACCAATGGCTTGTAGTAGCTCATAGGCATAGAGTTAATTTTGGGTACACACCGAATGCAATTCCTATGCTAGAGATTGGCTGGATGGGTGATAATGAAAGAATGAGATATATTCAGCATACAGACTCTACATACTACAAATGGGTGAATGGCTTTGCTTATTATAAGAATGGCAAATTGGTCCCTCTCATGGAAGATAACTTTGATTGGGCAGATATAGATAAAAAGTTTGACATAGTCAAGAAGTAAAGGAGCATATTATGGAATTAATATCTTCAAATGTAGATTACAACACTTTCTATGGTTCGGGTACTGGTTCTTCGATTAAAATGGATATTAATGGCATATCATCATCTACTTACATATCCGATTATCCAAAAGTATCGGACAGTGAATCAGACCATTTTAAGAAGATAGTATCTTTGCTTGGCATAAAGATTATCAATGTCTCATTTAATAAAGACAAGATAACTTTATGTGGCAAAAGAAATAAGTCAAAGTTTACCATAGAAATATCTTATCAAGAAATGATAGTTAAAACAGAAAAAGGAGATATTATTGCATCTTTCTTTCTTGAGTCTCCGGCATATACTTATTATCCAGGTGACTTAAGCACTGGTACTTATAAAACTACCAATCCTACAACTACTACAACTAATATATCAGATGTAAAAGGATATACCATTGCTGGTACAATAACTGATAGAACCGC